ATTGGCTGCTATTATAACAGTATCAGGATCTAAAAAGTTCATATCAACCTCGCTGTTACCTTCAATTATTCTAGCTTCACTAGTATTCGATTGATCGTCTGTAACTACACGTATGTTTTCTGCATAACGATACTACTCTTCCCCAAGAAACATATCGGAAGTATCGGTGTTCATACCTTTCACGAACACGTTTGTCTATATTTCTTTGTTCCTTTCTATAGAAACATATTCATTAATATCCATTGTAGTAATCGTTATAAATTAAATCTTGTTTATTTAAGTTTTCAAAGTATGTTTCGTTAGAATTGAAGTCTGGTATTAATCTGTTCCACTCGTTCTTTATATTCTGCATATCATCTGCAGTAGGCATCATAGCTTCAGCATATGCTTGATTTCTATAAAAGTTCCACTACTATTGTATATATGTGTATACATTCTATGCTCTAGTAAATCCACGTACACCAGGACCATCTAACTTACCTGATAAATACTTTGGAAACGATAGTTTCATAATAACATACCAGTATACAGCTTCTTGATATGAAGTGGTATCCGGTATTAGTGGATAGCCTCGTTCATCTACAGCAATAGCTTTATATGCTAACTTTATAAATCCTTTTGATTTATTTGTAACTAACCACCCTGGTTTAATAAAATATTCAGCCTTGTTATCACGTATAGCCTATTCAAAGTACTTCATGTTGTTCTGTGTATAGAACTAAGATTGTGAAGTAATAGCCTTATACATCATAGGCTGATGTTGTTCTTCCTTATATTTCTTCTAAGGTTCTTTAAATATACTTGTTGTAATAGACATAGGAGTCCACGGACCGTTCTTTGATTCGGAAAAAGCTACTCCATCTAATACTACTAAATCTGACGGTAACGGGACTTGATTGTCTTGTATTTCTAATAAAGGGAAGTCATCAGTACCTCCCTCTCTTGTGATATACTGCATAGGGGCACCAATCTTGTCCACGGCTTCAAAAATCCATTCCTTTATATCAGATATACGCTAGCGTACTTCTGAGGAATCTAAATCAGCCATGATCTTAGCAATGACTGATTCACACCTTGTATAATTGTATATCATTTATATCTAAGTAATCTGTTTTATTGAAAATAAGTTTAGCCAGTTGTCTTTTGTTTTTCCTGACTAAACTCAATTGATATTTGTATCTATCTGGGAATGTTCTTGGTATTTTAGACCAGTACAGTCTATATTTATACCCATCTGAATGTTCATTCAAGTGGTATATATGTTTACCACAATCTTTACTGGTCTTATAATCTAATGATAATGACGTGTTTGTCATTGTCTTAGGTCTATACTTACCAATCTGTATAAAGCCTAGCCCATAAGGCATTTTAAAGCCTTCTGACGCATTTAATACGTGTTCCAGTATAACATTACACATCTCTTCTAAAATGCGCTTGTAGAGGCTGTAATCGACTTCTACGGGCAATGTTTTATACATATCCCTGAATGTATGAGATTTTTTATTCTTCATCATCTTGTGGACCATGAGGTTTAACACTGGCGAGGGTAGCATTATTACTGTCATCACTAGGTCTATTAAGCATGAATGCTAATTCATTCTTTAATATCCTTTCTTTTATACCAGGAACCATCCAAGCAGGTATCAGTACATCATCCTCGTCTTCAGCTTCATCTTCGTCATCCAAATTTTCTTCGTATATAGCGAGTACGTATACATATTTAAGCATATTCATATCTACTATACCCTATATATAAATATGACCATCGTCTTTATAATATGCAGTCATATCTCCATATGTATACTTTCTATGATAGTGATATAATCTACGCTCATGATTCATATACTGTATAATCTCACCATTCTAATCATGCACTGCCAGAATACTCTTCTCATCATTATCTAACAAACCTTTCAATGTATCTACAGTTCGTTTAGTGTATTCCGGGCCAGTGTTTTCTTCTAACTCTTCAAGGAGCATAGGACCTGTTTCTTTCTTTGTAAAGAACTCATCATCTACAATTAGTTCCCAATCTTGTCCATTTTGTAAAGCTAATAACTTACGTCTATCTTGTTCTTCTTTCCATATCTGACGTTTATATGCTTTAATCCACAAATGAATCTATGCCCTAGAAAGATCTTCGCTTTCACTTATATAGTTATTACGTACTAGAAGAAGTATGTCATCTGTTATTTCTTTAAGCGAAATCTTATTCATTTTATTTGTTATTTGATTCAACAACTCTTACATCTTCGCTATTAAATAAATCATTAGTGTTTTCAATCTTATACTGATATTTAGTAACCTTCTTAAAATCTAATGTAAATATTCTCTTAAGCAAAGACTTCTTATTCTTATACTCTCTGTTGTAGTATATATAAAAATATTGGGTATTCTTTAGATCTAATCCTATATTTACAGTATCCTTACCTATTGTATAGTATACTTTAGTTAAATCATTATATTGTATACTATCCTTATATGTAGTATCTTTTAATACTTCTATTAGATCTACTTCTACCCCCTTACCCCCATTAACGAGTAAATGTTGAGTTTGAGTTGCTGCAGTTGTTATTTGCTTTGGTTTAATTTTTAATTTTTTACTCACACTATCTAATTTGTTGAGTAATTTATCATTCTAGTACTACAAATCTTCAATACTTAGTTTTAAAACATTATTGGCCTACTAGGATCCTATTAAAGAACCCTAATAGGCCTCAATGTTATTCTAAGCCATTTCCAGGCTTTCTGACAGCTTTTTATTCTGTTTGTGGAGTGTTATACCCCAACCTAATAAAAACGCAACAGCGAGGCCTAAAATGGCCTTAAACAAGATTTTACGATTTGTTACTATCCACGGTAGAACTGTCATCGTCATCGTTGTTTAATATTTCTGTTCCTATATAATCTTCACCCTTCTTTTTTAAGAATTTGCCAAGAGCCTTCCAAGGTCCTTTTGGATTTAAGGTGTTGAGATTTTCTAAAATGGACCATAATTCCGTTAGTGCTATTATTGTAGTAGCACCGCCGGTAAGTACAAACACACCTTTTTCTCCTAATACAGATAATTCCAATAATCTTGCAAGTGATATGATAGTCCATTCATCAGCTAGCTTTACTAAAGTGCCAGTCCAATTCTTACGACTCCATATCTTTTTACCAGACTTATAGGCAACTTTTATACCGTAAAACATATCTGTCGCTGTAAATGCAAAACATGTAATTAATAGCGCAGCTATAGGAGAATAAAATGCAGAAAGAGCCGTACACGCAGCTATTAATATTTTCCCATACCATGTACCGGCAGAGAATCCTTCAAACATGTTACAAATAGATAAAAGTACACGTCTCATAGTCAATCCTCCACATACCAACCGTTTATGGAAGATACATCAACTGGAATCTGTCGACCGTCGTTTCTATTTAAAAGTATTCTGTTATCGGAATAGGAACCTGACACGATGTACACATCATTGTTGTTACTATAACTAGTATTCTCTATTTCCAATTGAACAGAATCTGTAGCATCTGCATCTTCAGAATCTGCAACGATTTCAAATACGTTTTTCTGATTTGCAGTGACAGTACGAACATTATTTTCATAACCTTCGTCAAAGATCTACGAAACGATTATCAATTCGTATACTCCTGTATACAATTGAGCTTCTGCTGGGAATGTAACTACAATCATATCAGGATCTTCAGTTCTTTCTACTTTAGCTTGATATGTAGTTAAGTTTATTTCCTTTACAGGGAAGCTTTCTCTCCAATTTGGTTTGTACCCAAACCCATTATATCTATTAGCAACAAGTGCATTATAGACAGGATTTCCTACAGAATTTATATTATATCTATTCGGTTGGAATTCATCTACAAACGGCTCTATTGGGAATCTACCTATAAACCTAATTATTCTATTTAAATCTGCTTCTGCCAGATTTTTCAACGTAGTATTTACAAAGTAAGCTCTGGCGGTTTGTATATTTACTGGCGATACGGATTCTGAACTTGTATATGGTAATCGTATTCTAAGACGAATATCATTTCCTTTTCGTATCTTCATAGTGTTAAAATAAAAAAGCCGAGATGGGCGTAGCCCACCCCAGCTTAGTTAATCATTCCTTTGTGTTATCAACCTGAGGAGTAATGGCGTTCTCACCTTCAAGAATACCAATAATAGCAGACTGAGCAGTCTTGGAATAGATCTCAACGGTCTGCTTTGTCCTACGCCACAGATCATCTGCGGTACGGTACATGTTCTCAAACTCGAGAGTGATGACATTGTAGTTAGCTTGAATGTCGGTTTCCATAGCCGGCTGAATAATTGGCCAAGTACCCTCACCGTGATTCAGAATACCAACATAGCCCATAGACTGTGCTTCACGATCACGAACGAGCTTGCCGTAACCAACATAAGTCTTACCAGGAACCTTAGTAATATTAACACCCTTGATAAAGTGCTTGTTCAAAGACTCCCATCCTTCAGCAGCAGGGTCGGTATAATAAACGTTAGCGTTGAAGCGAACCTTGTTATACCAGTTCAGTGAGTCAACACTGTCATCATCATCGTAAGGTAGAGCGGTAATAACAATCTTCTCAGAACCGGAAGTCGTAGTAGCAGCAGCACTCACGCGAGCACGCTTCCACTCCTTATTGATCATATTAGCGATTGCAGTAGCAATAGTAGCTTTGGTATCACCACCGACAGTTACATACTCGTAGCTCTCAGTCCACTTGCGATAGCGATGAGGCATATCCTTGAACGTAAGACGAACAATGATGCGCTTACCACCCTCTGCAAACTTTGCGAGCAGAGTTGAATCCAAACTGTGGAGATCGATCGTAACTTGATCTTCGCTTACAGGAGTACCAGAAGGAACGTTCTCCTTAGTCCAACCTTTAATGTCAGCAACGTTGATAACGTTAGACCACTTAATATCGGGCACATCTGTAGTAGCACCGGTATTTGGATTTACCTGCTTGCTGGTTTTACCAGTAAACATGCCAATCCTAAAACGAGCAGAAGTATTATCTGCTTTCTTGTTCTGGTCAATATCCCAGACAATAAACTGACCCTTACTACCAGAAGTAAGGCTAGTTGCAAGTGTGCTGCCAGCGTAGTTGCTGACGAACACGGTATTTACATATGTAATCATATTTTAATTAATTTATTCTACTCCCCCTATATTTCTACGTCTAGACCTAACTAGCTGGGGTTTCCACGTTTAAATTATTCTTGGGTTATAACTTCATTAGTAATAGTCTTATACCTAGGATCTGATTGATTTTCTATATACATCTAAGCAGCTATCTTTATTATTTCAAACCACGTTAGATCTGTGAAATCGTTATATTCAGCATATGGGTCATTATTTACTATTTCTTCCGGAGTTTTTAAATATCCCAATATATACTTGTTTATCTTATAGTTCTTATCAGTTAAGAGACGAAATCCCTCTTTGGTTCTTACTCGCAGAGGTCTTGCACGATGATAGCGATAATGAAAGTCTGTAAGCGAATTATTAATTCTATACATGAAATTATCAGCAGTACATTCAAATACGCAGGTGTCCATTAAATACTAATTGTCCATATTAGATATAATTACGTCTTCGTTTAAGACATACATTAAATCTTCAGGATATGTATATTCATAGCTATCATAGTTGACATGTGTATCATCTACATCAGGTGTATTGTTTACATCGTACTCTACTTCTCTCAAGAGATTTATAAGGTCCCTTGTACGTTTTTCGTTTTGTTCATACGATGTTCGTTTTGGTGCATTTCCGTTAAACCTTTCTTTAACGAATTTACCAACTGCTTGGTTTATCCAATATATAGAATCGTCCGTAACTGGTTTGTTTACAGCATCATCGAGCTTGTTTATTTCCATCTCGAACGACGCTATCAAGTCAATGCATCTCATAATTATTCTTCGTCGTTACTGTTTTTCTTGTTGTTTTGCTGTTGCTCTTGTTTAGCAGCTTGTTGTTTTGCCTGTTCAATTCTACGCTTATTAGCCTCAGCACCTGCAACATACTGTATATAAAGATCTACTGCACCTGTAACCAAATCATCAAATGCATCCATCGGCAATTCACAGCGAGTACTTGTCATCAAATCGAATCTCTGCGGTTGAGCATAGTATATAACCTTTACACCAACAGGAGTAGTATACTGGTCATAAATAACATTCAACGTAGGTAATGAATTACTATTTACGTGTAATGTTACGTAATAAGTAAATTCATCATACTCAAAGGACCTCATAGAACCATCTGAACCATTGTCCATACTATTTAAAGTAGTAGAAGATGACGGAAGTATGTTTATAATTTCATCTTTGGTATATTCCCTATTTTTATCTGTAAACGGACCCTGATACTTTTTATAAACATTTATTGCATTCGTATCTTCACTATTATTTTCTGGCCAAACACACAAATATGGCATGGAGTCTCTATAGTTCTGATCATCTCCGTCACCAGAAAACAATCTACTTTTTACAGTATCTATGTTTCCAGTACCGAAATTAGTAGCAGTATAAGTATCATCATCACACAATATAACACAATAACCAAACTATTGATTATTAGAACCAGTATATTCTACTGTATAATCACTGCTAGATTCACTGTCCGGATGCATATCTAACATAAATGCTTTTTCGACAGTATAATTATTATTTGCAGCATGACCGCCGATTGGCAATGTTACACCTTCGTTTTGCTGAACTAATATACCGTTTGGAAAAATTCTATTGTCAATAGTACTGTATGTACAATGTTGTTCAAGTTTGTCATTTACAGAAACAGTATACCTCTTTTGTTCTCCGAATACTTCATAAGCGCCAATTGACGCAGCAGGATAACGAAGAATCCTAAGAGAATTATGCGGAGTTTCAAGCAAACGCCATACATCTGATTGTGATACAAGCTCATTCGGCAATACGCGAATAGGGCGTTGTTTCCCAGATTCTGGTTCAGTACTTTTAAATGAATACGTAGATACTACATTGGATACACTACGAACATACATGTAGAAAGATGGATCAAGCGGGTATGTTACAGAACGTCCGTTCTCAACAATTACAATACCATTCACATCAGTAATATCGCCAGTATAATTCTTAGCATCGTTTATGTCTATAGTCTGCGTACGAAGCATTTCCTGTAATACGGATTCGACGTGAGCAGACATCTTTGAACCCGACTTAATATTGTCGAGATTACGATATATATCGTGTATATATTTATCCTGATAAGAATTCAAATAAGCATATATAGTTTCAGTATCAAGCTTATCGAGATACTCTTTTTCAGGAATCATGGTTTGAACTCTCCTTTCGAATTCAATACCTAATTTTCTTGTTTCTGATAGTGTCATGCTTCAAGTCCTCTCATATTAAGTTTTGCATTAAGCCTGCTAGATTCAACATTCTCAAGTGCGAATGCTACAGCAAGACTAATTAATTCTTCAGCTACGGTATCATTACACTCGAAAGTATATCTTTGTTCATATGTCATATTCTGGGGATCATTGTTGACCGTGCCGTATATTTTGTTATTAGAAAGATCTTTTGTACCTTCGTGAGAATAATCAAAATATGTAATATAATAACCTTCTCCATTTGTCTTAAAGTTTTCAATATCTTTTACAAATGAATTCGGCCTACGAATATATACTATATCGAGTTCTGCCGTATTTCCAGCAATGATGGGTAAGCTAAGCGGATCATAAACTACATCTATAACCCTATCTTCTATATAACACACTGGGTTCTTTACCCAGGGAATATTATATGCAGAAGCAAAGAATTTTTGAGCAGCTTCGTGGTTTACAAGCTTTACAGGCAACTTCCTTGTATTCTGTTTGTCAATCGGATTATAACTGTTCTCATAACGATCATAATCTGATGTAGAATCTCCTTTATCGTTCATAGTAGCCTGCAGGAAGTACAACATATCTGCAGGGGCAGTACATTTTACTACATTGGGAGCTACATCTAAAGCCGGCTCTAAGTTTTCAGACCTGGTCTTAGTCAAAGGACCAAGGTCTGCAATAGACTTGATGTCGCTTTCAAAAGTAGATCTACGAACATTGTTACCCGTAACTTTCTAAGAAATCAGAGCCTGATAAGCTTTGTCTAAAACAGTAGCAACTTCAAATTCTGTTAACGATGGATATGACGAAGTAACATTTGCCTTGTCATATTCTATCATGAATTTTGTATATATGTCTTTATGCGTCATATCTCATTAATTTAATTCGTAAGAATTATTTATTTTGTGTTTCGTTAATAATAGAAAGCTTGAGGTCTTGGTTTTTCTTATTATCTAAATAAGCTACTGCATCTTCAAGTGAGTCAGCAAACATGTCTGATCCGTAGAAGTAATGGGTCTTATCTTTACGAATAACACCTTTTGCAATTGCTTCTTCAAGAATAAATTCAGTTTCCTTAGTCTTATTATCTACCCACTTTTCAAAGAAACGTTTTGGTTGTTTGTCAACAATGCCGAACAAAGTAGATTCTACAAGTTCATTAGACATCTTATCAGCTTTAACTCCAAACAAACGAAGACATTTGCGCATCTGTTCGAGGGACAGCTTATCAAACTCTTTAATAGCTTCTCTACGCTGTTTATTTATCTTGTTTGTTTCGATAGCTTCTGCCTCACGATTGATGAGCAGATAATCT